GAGTACTATTCACACCGGGGATCAGTTAATTCTGACCCTCGCCAGGTGGTAGATGATAATAATCTCCCCTGGTCTTTGCTGTCCATCCTTTGCGAGGGATGGAACGATCACTACAGGTCTGATATTAAGAATCGTCTTGCCTCCGCGATAAATAAGCGGGACATTTCGGATCTTATCAAGCTTGTAGTTGAGGTTGATTCTTATTCACAAATGTATGAATCTGAAAATACCCCTCTGTCAGTGGTTTGACAGGATCGGTGTATTGCATCTTTTCTTAAGAAGTATCCTTTTAAAGATTCTCCGTTTGATACTCGTACTGCCGCATTTGCGTCACTACAATCAGCTGAGGAATCTTGTTTTCGCACGAACGTAAAAATTCGCGCGAATCGAAAGGCTTTTCGAGAAGAACCCGTCATTTGACGGGCCAGGTCTCTGATTTTTGATGTCCTCGGCGATTTAACCGATGACGTCTTGAACCAGATTGCTGGAAGTGCAACACACGGGCCGGGCGCTACGTTGACGCATAAAGGAAATCGGACTACACCTTATTATAAGTTTAGTCCTTCCGATATGTCTGTCTCCAGTCGCGCGGCTCCTTACGCTTTAGCCCTACTTCGTTTACAAGAGCTTTGGTGGCATTTAATTGTCACCCACTCCTCCTATCGGTCAGCTTTATCGCCGCCGGGTTGGAGTCGTGCTAAGCAGTCGAAAGTCATTTTCGACAGTTTGGTATCGTATAAAGAAGTAGATAAGGTAACATTTGTCCCTAAAGACGCTCGTAAAGATCGTCCTATAGCGATAGGTGCTTCTCTTAACATGATGCTCCAATTAGGTGTTAAATCCTTTTTAGAACGTCAGTTGAAGAAGGTTGGTGTTGATCTGACCGACCAAACAAAGAATCAGGATATGGCATTTGCCGGGTCCCGTTTCTGTGTTGTGTCAGGCGATATGAACCCTAACCAGTACTCGACGATTGATTTATCGTCTGCCTCTGATACTATTTCGCTTGAGTTAGTGTACGAGCTCCTACCTCATGATTGGTTCGCCTTTTTGGCTGACCTTTGTCATGATTTAGGTTTGATCGAAGACACTTTAATTCATTACGAGAAGTTCTCGGCTATGGGTAATGGTTACACCTTTCCGCTAGAGTCTTTAATCTTTTGGGCTGTTACGAAAGCAGCAGCC